CCAGTTCATGTTTGGATTGACAAGAGAATGCCCACATCTAAAAGCCGTGGCATCTGTCTGATGAGCAAATACCATCTCAAACGCTCCAGTCGTATCAGCTCCCCAAAACGCAAAAGCTGTAACTAATGTGTTATCTAGCCATGCTCCTGAAGTCCCATTAATTAAGGCTCTGTCTGCCCCAGTCTGGGAATCAATAATGTATACATTTCCAACAATTCTATTCATATCAATACGCTCCTAATAAATCTCTAACACGACTTCCTCTGGAAGTTTCGTACCAGAGATTATTCGTGGCGTTGTAGATGAGGTTAAGTAAATCACCAGAGTTCATGTTGAAGACTGGGGTATAAAGTTGAATTCCTCTTGCGTTTGTAATGACTACGGATGATCCCACGCATTCTAAACAAACCTTATCATTTTGCTGTCCAGCAGTTAGCTGGGGATTCTTTGTAATAACTGTGTTATTTGCCGTCCCAACAATATATTCCCAAGCTGATATTGGATTCCTAATCTGAAAGTTACTATTGTCTGGAAAGAAGATTAGGCTTATTCCTCCAGCAGGGGTTACAACCTGTGTCAACTTCCCAAGTCCTGATGGAGTTTGATAACTTGTTGAGTCTTGTCGTGTGAACCCAGGAGAGATGTCCCCCTCCCCAGGATAGAGTCTATTCGAGGGAGGGGGCGTATCAAATTCATCTCCACCTACTAAGAAACCTTTGTCATTAACTAACTCGATTTCCTTGTAAGTGAATCCTGACCTATCTGAATCCCGAAGGAGATAGCGTTTCTTCTTTGGCATTCAGATTAACGGGATTCAACCCAGTAGTTCTGAATGTGCCTGAAAGAAATCGTGGAAGCTGAGTTGATACGATATTGCGTTCCACCAGTACTTGTGATAATGAAGGAGTTTGAAAGACCTCCAGTATTACAAGTGATGAGAGCCGCAGAGACCGCATATAACGTAACTTCCTGTCCTTCTTCTCCGAGCGCAAGTGTCAATGGATTTATCGGAAGACCGCCAGATCCATTAAGCACAACCGTATTAATTCCCTGAACGTTAATTGCTGACTGTGCCGCAAATCCACCTTGAGCAAAGTTAGACGAATCAACGACTAGGTAATTGTTACGAACTCGAAACGCATCAGTGATATACCAACTCGAAGTATGATAAGTTGCTTCAAAGTAGGTATTTACACCCTGAAGTCCATCTGTTCCAGATCCAATAATAGGGCCACTTGTCGAAAAAGCAAGACGAGTACTCCCATCAAGAAACATTACCATGATTCGTTTTCCTTCAAAGAGTGGCGCTAAATTGCCATTTCCTTCTGCGGGATGCCGAAGAGTAAAGTTCGTGATGGTTGTGTTCCCAGTGTTGTTGGAATAGAACAAGGTGTTCAAGGTTACGTCAGGCGCTGTGTTTCCCTGTGCGAATAAGCCAGCGGTTCCACCAGCGATTAAACTAGAATAGAAATTATTCTGCCGGCCATACGCTAATCCATGTCTAATTCTTAAATCACCCATTGTAAATCCTCCTATAGGGTCGGAGGGGATTTTAACCCCCTCCTAGATGCCCTATTAGTTTAGGTTATGCTCCAGCCGAGAAATAAAGGTTATTAGCCTTATTCACTTCAACTGAGAAACGCATCGTTCCTTTGAATTTCACATCGCCTGTTTCAAAGTCAGAATCAGACTTGACCGTGAATTTACGGCGCATGAAAGCAATCACACCGCCATCAGGTTGGGCGGGATCAGCATACAACGTGAATGCCGTACGACCAGTCAAGTACGGAGACACAATCGGCTGAAGACCCCACTTACGGATGGAGTTGATGCTGTTGTTCGGTGATTCAGGATCATATCCAGATTCCAAGAGTTCATACGCTTTCCACGCATTGTTCGGATGCACGAAAATGTATTTCGGCTTGATGATCTGGTATTTATTTGAATCATCTTTGGTTGTCGTGAAGTTATCAATGGCAGTCTGGAGCGAAGTGGCTGAAAGATCGGCCGCAGGACTCAAGATGTTCGACCACGTTCCACCACGAAGAAGAGGATGAGATGCGCTAAATACCGCAAGACCATCACCGCCCGTATGGTTTGTCGTGACCGTTCCGTTATTGATAATGTCATGGGTTAAAAGTTCGAGAAGTTCCCCGAACGATGCTCCCAGTTCTTTCTGTTGCATCTCCATAGTAGTCGGGATTGTGCCATACAGAGAATCTTCAATCATTTCCTCTGTAATGCGTGTTCCCAAACCATACGTGACGTGTGCCCAGCGTTTCTGGGGGCCTTGCACGAAATCGTCATAAGCGATTTCTTTCCCTTCAGGTTTAATGACGGGAAATCCAAGTCCACCGAAATACGCCGTGTCTTCATATGCTCGATCTGAGGAACGATATTTGCCCCCGCAGATTTTCTTACCGATCGCTTCTTCTTCCTTGCGCCGAAAGCTATCCACTGGAAAAGCGAATAACCCAGGAACAACAGATTTGTTGAACTGTGCTCTATTCATGGTTAGTCTCCTTAAATGCCAGTGTAGTTAGACAGACGAGAACCTAATACAGGGTTCGTCATACGAACTCGAACCTTGGCGTAGTTTCCGACTGAGTTGGTTGTTCCATCTGAATTCTTCAGAGGGAAAAGGTTGATGATCTGAAGGTTCCCAGAACCAACAGAACTGAGCGTATTCGCATCAACTTCAGCAAGAGCGTAACCAGTAGTCGTGTTACCACTGGTGGCACGTGTGTAGTTGAACGAGCAATAATCGCCCAAGTTAGCGGATGTCATCGTAACAGCAGTAGAAACCTGCATTACGAAGATTTGGTCAGGATCATCAGCAACTTCCACATAGGCATCAGTCAATGCAGGAAGGTACGGGCCTGCGGTGAGCGACAACACACTATTCGGAAGAGCCGCAAAGTTCGTGTCAAGAAAACCAACAACGGAACCAAGAAGAGGAACCACTGTTGCTCCCGTATTCACTGATGTCATGGTAGCAGTCGCCTGACCATTCGCATCAAGAGCTACAGGCTGTCCAATATATACTGCTACTGCGGAAGTTGTTAGCTTGTAAATATTCTTGCGGTATGCACCGTAAGGATATTCAGCAGGCAACATTCCGCCTCTAGCATTCAGCCAATCATCATTTGCCATAAATACTCCTTAGTTAAAGAACTTTAGTTAATTGTTAAACTCCCACTACAGGAACTAATCGGCGCTTTCCATCTGGCCCGACTTCATACTCATCGGACTTCGGGATGTAGAACGCTGGATCATCTTTGTGCGCTTCGGTTCGAGCCTTTAAATTACGAGTTGATTCTAGTCCTGGGGCTTTACGCATTTCTTCATCAACGGATTTGCTACGGAACATAAGGATTTCATCGCCCTGTTCAATAGCCCCGTTTGATGTGAATAAATGCTTCGGAAGATCAGGGAATAATGTACGATTGACCATTACCCAATGGTAAATGTTCATCGCTTCATCAATCGACCGTTTCTTCTTATAAATCCAACAGAATGCGTATTTCTTCTCGTACGCCTCAAGCTCAACTGGAAGCGAGAGTTGATGTCTGCCCTGTGCTGGTTTTTCAAAGACTTGGATATCAACTTCATCGAGAGATTTAGGTTGAGATTTCTGTCTATCGAGGAGGTACGCATCCATGTCCGAAACGAGGATGTTGGTCGTAACGGATTCTCTGGGCGGGTCAGGGAGTTTTGGCTCCGCCTTACTCAATGGTGTTTCTACCTCGTCCTGCTTCTTATTTTCCAGCTTCATGCTGAGACTCCTTCTTTATAGTTTGCAGTTTTCATCTGCGCGTAAAGAGCAGGAGACAACCCTTTCTCTTTACACATATCAAGTTCTTCTCTAGTTAAGGTGATGGTGTTCTGCCGTTGAGTCGGACGATTCTGAGGAGCTTGTCCTACAGCCACTCGTTTCAGTCTTTCCTCTTCAGCATGATTCGTTGGAGATAGAGTCTTTCCTTTAAGGCGAGATTCCATTTCATACATAGCTATTTCTGGCCCACGGGGATTATCCCGAAGATCAGGCTGTTCGTTTAGAATCTGGACATAATGTGCAAATTCTTCAGAACCTTCATCGTTAAGACTCGGATACTTTGCTAATACCCGATTCTTCGATGAATCAAGTTGCTGTGTACGGGAAATGTTGCGCTGAATCTCGGCTTGCTGTTTGTCTCGTTCTTCCATGAATTCTTTTATCTTGGCTTGAGCAATACGTTCCGCTTGTTTCTGAGCAACGATGGAAACGCCTTTCTTCCAATCACTCTTTGCGATCTCGTCTAACTCTGGGCCATAATCATCATCATCATTTCTAGATTTCTCCGCTTGAACAACGGGCTTATTACCTAGACTCTTTAGAAGCTCTTTCATCTCACGCATTTCTCGCTCTTGCTGGCGAGCTTGAAATTCGTAACGAGCTTGAGCTTTTCGGAATTCCTCAGGAGAGACTGAGGGAGCGACTGGCGCAGGAGTCTCAATGGGCACACCAGTATTCGCATCTAGGGTGACTTCTTCTCTTGTTGCTTCGATGGTCTCAGAAGGAATGATCTTCACTTCCGGTTCATTACTACTTTTCTCCACATTTGTGGGATTTGGCATTTCATTCTCCTTGTATTACTGGTTACTACTGTCTAGCTCAGATTGGGTGAGCCGATTTAATAGTTTATTTGGTTCGCCAATCACGAAATTAATTGCGTCAATCCATCCTTGATTTAAAGCCACTTCATGTACCCTGTTGGCCCTGATTGCGGCCGCTTTCACCTGCTCTTTTCGATTCAAGTGCCGACCCAAGAGGGCCAGAAGCCTGTTCCATGCCTGGCTGTTTAGGAGAGTTCTCATTTCCTCCTGCTCCACCTTTATCTGCTCCAAATTCTCCGTTTCCTTTATCTCCATTTGGGCCTCCGCCTTTCTGCATTGCTTTCATAATCATCTGTTGCATCTGCATGTGTTGCTGAATATGTTGCATGTCAAATTCTAAGACTTGCTGTAGTAATGCAGGGGGAACCATAGCAAGAGATGGGGATTGCTGAAGTTCCATGTGTTTCTGGATGTGCAAGATATGGTTCTCGCTGAACTGGGCTTGAACCTTATCAAATTCCCCCTGCAACATCAGGGTATTCTCTTGAGCAGGATCATCAATCATGTCCATTAATGGTTCGGGGCCAAGGTAGTATTTGTAGTCTTTACCATAAGGCTTGATTAACTCAGCGGTCACTCTATAAATCTTAGTTGGATCACTCGCTACGATTGGGTTCTGCATCAAGATGGAGTAGAGCATCTGAGCGACCTGTTGTTCTAATTCCTTAGAACCAAGAGAAGGATCGGATAATAGATACGCATCAAATTCCCCAGCGATTCCAAGTTGTGATAATTCATTCGGGGCAAAGATAGGAACACCATCATCACCCAAGATTCTCTGCTCAAGACCCTGAGGAATGTTGAGCTGTAACTCATCGAGGTGATGACGAACAATGTTACTTGCACCCTGACGCAATCTTTCTGCGGGCATCCCGAATCGTTCATTCGCCGCTTGAACAATCGCATTCGTTCTCGTCGCTGTCCCGCTACCACCAACACTGTCGGATTCTTTGCCCATGACGTATGATGATGCCGCAGTGAGGCGCTCAATAAATTCCATGACTAGACGGATTGCCATGATGATCTTGTCAGCGTTTGATTGGCGGGGTGGAATATAGATGTTACGCTGAGGATCACTAAGAGGAGTCATCTTGTTTGGGCTTAACTCCATTGATGGAGCATCTAAATCACCGCCAGGATCATAGAACCCAGGGGACATGATCGCAAGAGTGTTATCATCGGCCATTTGATTGAACAGTGCATCTACTTCTTCGGCTAATTCCTTAACGGTCTCTAAAATCCCATACCCAAAATTCTCCTGAGTATTCTCAAGGCGAGATTCTAATTTCGTGAAGTCAAGTGGTCGTTTCCCTGACTTCGTCACATTCGTCATGGCAACACCACCGAGATAGATCTTGTAGTCATGGGAAATATAGACTCGCACATCCTCGGCGAATCCATCACCATCCGCATCAAAATTTCCATACCATGTCAGGAACTTCACATTCTGATTACGGACTTTAATGTCTTTTATGCGATCTTGTTCTTCAGGAGGAAGATTGGTAAGTCCTTCTTTGGAGAATGGTAATTTCTCCTTGAGTAGATTACTCACATTTACGAACTGCCCCTTGGCCTCACCCTGTTCTAAGTCCCGATAGAACATTTCTTTCTCAATGACTACGGGTTCCCGTTCGATATCCGTAGATCCAGGTTGTAAGAAGAATTTATCCCGTGTGAATGCTGTTGACTTCGTAGATTCAATAAGACTTATGATTCGAGATACTACTTGCGATGGTGTTCCATCTGGTTCCATGACGGGTTGCCCATCTGGCCCAACAACATGCTTAGTCTCCGTCTTTCCTAAATCATGGGGATTAGCAACCCAAGTGGTTTCTGTGAGCGCATCACCGAATCCCAGAACCGTCTTCGTCCAATCATCATAAAATTGACGAACTTTGCAATGCACGAATAACCACCAGTGCATGAGCTTCTCAATGCGTTCTAACTTCGGATAACTCGTCATGTTCTCTGCTCGGAACTTAAGCAAATTTTCATTGCAGATGGATGGGAATAAACGGGCATGTAGCATGTCGAGGATGGCTTTAGCAATGCGGAGACTTCTGTTACTACAGAATTTCCAAGGGACAGTCTTAGGAATTCTCTCAGCGTTGTAGAGATCAATTAACTCCTGTTTCCACTTCTCAAAAGTGAGTTTGATTCCACGGGAAGTAGTTCCATAGGTTCGCTCATCCCGCCCCCGCTTTGCACAATCATAATCATCAGAGACAATATCCACTATCATCTTCTGCATTTCTTCGGATAGATTGAGCTGGACGGAATTCTTGGGAATAGCAGGAGTCTCCTCCACTGGAGGCATACTATTATCAGGCATTAACTCATCCTTAGTTTCTCTTCCCACTTATTTTCCTCGTCCGTGATCGGTGTAGGTTGCATCTTGTTTCGCCTTCGGTTCTTCATGCGGATTTGACTTATCACCGCTGATATAATCAGGCTTCGAGGCCGCCGATTTATCTGCCCAATTCTCATTTCGTTTCTCGATATGAACTGGATCACCCATAGTTACTCTCCTTTTTCCTCAATCGGTTTAACTTCTAAAACTTTCTTCTGATAATTCTCAATCTTTGTCATGCAATCCAGTTTCATTTTCTCAAAGTCCATTTTGTTCATGGCGTTGAACTGGGTATAGTAAAAGTTGTTTTGCTCAACTGTTGTCTTCCCTTCTAGTTCACCTTGGACTGAGGCTAAAATTTTAACCTCACTCTCAATCGACTTTATTTTCAATTGATCCGAATCAGTTTTCTCCTCAATCTCTCGCATTCTTCCAAATGCTTTATCGAGTTCCATGATGCGTTTTACTTTATTCGCAACTGGAATTTCGCTAACCTTTGATTCAAATTCTTTTCGTGCTTTTTGAATAAATGGTTGCGCTTCCTCAGATTCTCTTATCTTCTTGATTGTACCATAGGACATGGAAACACCCACTTCGTCGAGCCAACCCATGATTTCTTTATTGGACTGGAGACATCCAATTCGACTATACATTTCGAGTTTCTGGTCATCCGATAGGTATTCAAATCGGTTCCTTTCCCTCTTGATCTTCTTTGGTTCTGGGATTGATAGGGTTAGAGGTTCCGCATCCTCAAAATCCTGAATCTCCTCTTTTTTCTTAGGAGATGCCTTTGGCTTAGAATTAAACTTGTTAGTAAGGGCTTTGAACCAGTTCATTGGATTCCGCACTTTCCCTAAGTTTTTCATAGGTTGGTTTTGAGATGACGAGGTAGCCGACAACATCAGCTCCATGAGTATCCTTATCCTTATCGACCTCTTTGGGGTCATGATCGGCCTTGGATTTGCCCTGCCATTCTTGGTATTGGTAGTTGCGCATGGAACGGATGGTTCTAGGAGTTCTTTCCTTTGAGAAGAATAGCTTCGGTTTGTTAACCGCCGTGATCGGCTTATCATGGTTATAGTGCAGGAGATTTCGGGTTAGCATGTGGCGAAGTTCCACGTTGTCGTTGGCCTCGTAGAATCCCGCTCCATTCTTAGCGAGTTCCTGCATAACGGAAGTGTTAGACCCTGAGGCCGCAGGTTTCCTACCAAAGTTCGGGTCAATCAGCCGTTTCTTCATGCGATAGCCCATTGCCTCCTCATGCCTCTTAATCCTCTTGGCAAGCTCAGGAAGTTCACAGTGGATCACCATCTCGGTATCAACGTAGATATCATCATCCTCGTCTATGAATGCCCAGATGAGGTGATGCGGGTTTCTGTCGTGCGGGTCTAATACGGCGATAACAGGCAACCTCTTATTCCTAGGCTTCCCTTGGGCATCAAACTTGTAGGAGAACTCTGGTTGATGCGCTTCGCCAAACCCTTTGTAGATTAACCCTCTCATGTGGAAGAAGGTTCCCGATATTCGGGTTTCTCTGTACTCCTCGGAGATAGAGGACTCAAACTCCTTAATAGCCTCCTCACTTAGGATGGCATCTCCACCAACAGTCTGAAGATTATCCCTGATGTTTACGGTGAAGACCGAGATTGTCTTGCCATCAGCGATGTCAATGAGATCTTCTTTCATCCAAGGCTCGGTAAGTGGGGTAAATGTGATGACCATTCGGCCACGTCGGTCAACTAGCCCACGCATAATCGCCTCATACTTCCTCTTCTGCTGTGGTTCATCTAGCCATGCGAAGTCCCAGTCGGCGGATTCATACGCCTCATCCTTCATTTCGCTGGTAAGAACATCGATTACTGACCCATCCTTACACACAACCTTGTTCATATACCCTTGCGCAGTCTTCTTAATTGTGTAATAATCTTTGGGTAAATACTGCGTCAGCTTCGGCTCTATAACCCTTGATACAATTGGGAATTCCGTTGCGCTTATTACTCCCTTTACAGGGCCTCGAAACCGCTTCTCCTCTGGATACCAAGCTGGATACTGCTTCGTACAATGCCAGACCATTTCCATGCACCCGAACGTGCTTTTTCCGGAGCGATTTCCGCCACAGAATAAGATTCGGCGGGATAAGCACTCATGCGCCTTCTTCTGCATCGGGTTTGGCTCGTAGAACGCAAGCCCCATCTCCTTCTTGCGCTTACGCTCCCAAGAGGCCGCCAGCTCCAACATCTGTAATGCCTGTTCGTACTCTGCCTTCTCCTGCTCTGCGCCCACTATGCCTCCGCTTGGTTAATTACTATTCGCCGTTTTCCCCGCCCTACCGCAGGGGGGGGCTATACGAAAACGTCCCTATGGATCGTATTACTACAATTACTACTCACTCTAAAACGTGGGGTGATATATAAGCATAAACTTAGACCATCACTGCTCATTCCAACAGGTGCCGGGGTCAAGATCATGCTGAAACCCTTATGGCTCTAAGGCTCGCGCATTAACTACATTTTTGTATCTTGTCAACAACTATTTATAAGTAAGCCTATAATTTTGTAGAGTGATGCCTAGTTACACGCTTCGAGATG